CTAGAATAGTTCTTCTCCCAACCACGAACGTCAGATGCCACCGGATCCCGATCCAAAAGATTTGAAATCTCGTAGATGCAGTTTCCGATCAAATTGGCATGATATTCGTTAAATCCGATACCCTTCTTTGTAGGAAGCATCGGGTAGTGGTTGCCTTCTGCGTCGGCATAAGCGCCGAAAAAGAATCGCATAACCATCTGATCGATTAAGGAGACGTGCGAAATGATTCTGCACAACTTCTTTCTAACAGGGTGTCCCTGGTTCTTGCCGAATAGCCTGACTGGATCTCTCAGCTCCTTCAGAATCCATTGCTTCCTGTCAACTTTTAATTCGTTGAAGTCGCCTTCGAACTCTGCTATCGCCTTCACACGCTCCCACACTGACTGCTTTACGAAGCTTAAACGCTCATTTAAGATTGCGCCGTTTGTTCCGTAGGCGAGTCGGTAGGGGTATCCTGGCTTGGAGGTTTTGCACACATCTTTGACAATGTCCGGAAAAACGGTGTCAAATCTTCCCTTGAGATCGAGTCCATGTTGATCTTGGCCAAATCCGCAACTCCAACTGAAGCCAACAGCGTTGTACATTGCCGTAACAATTTCTTGTGCTTGTTTGACTTTTCCTGCTGGAAACCTGATTCCTCGGTACTGCTCTGAGTCGTGATACTCGTCGATTGATCTGAGGACATGCTCTTGGTCGAGACTGGGCCTATGGTAACCTTTTTCGATTTCTGGGAAGAGGAGCTCGAAGAGTTGTCTGACTTTGGCGTCGCCTCGGGCGACTTTTGTTCCGTCGACCTTTTTGGCGCAACTTCCGAGGATGTATCTATTTCCTTCGCGCTTTGGTTCTGTGTAGAACTGGTAGTTTGCTCTGGAATTGAAATATCCGTCGAGTTTTGCGCAGATCCACTGCACGGTGCCGCGTTCAGCCCCGTCAGCGGTCTCACGACGGGGCTCCGAAAATCCTCCTTAGTCTCAAGTTTCCTTTCGACAGCAGGAGTATCGTTCGCCTCAAACTTCTCTGCGAGAGGAGCCACCTTTGTTTTAAGCGCTGCCGCAACTTTTTCGATAGTCGCGATATTTACAAGCGTTTTCTCGAATTGAACTTTCTCTTTAGCCAGTTTCTTCGATGCGCTCGTTTTCTCGCGAAAAGCTTCGTCGGCATGCTCGCACATAATGTCGCTCTCGTCGTCACGCGTGATCTCGCAAGTCTCGGCCTTGACGAGTGGTTTCACAATGTTTTCCTCCAGCGTTGCATCCACGGCGTCAACCAATTTCTCAATTGGCTTGTCAACCATGGCGTTAGCCAATTTCTCAATTGGTTTAACATCCACAGCGTCAACCAACTTCTCAATTGGTTTAGCTCCGTCTCTCACTGCGTTTTCTTGTGTCCAGTTGTCATATTCGCAAGTTTGTGCAACATAGCAAGCCCTGTCTCTGCGTCTCTGCTGAGCTTCATAGCCTTTCCTGCCGGGATATTTGCGATTATGTCCCTGGTA